GAGCGGCTTGGTGAGACCTCGCGACACGAGGTCCGCCACGGCCTGCGTCCGCGCCACGGCACCCTCGATGAGTTCCGTGTCGTACGCGATCCACTCGTCGCGGCGCAGCACGCCGTTGGTGCGCAGGACCTGCGGCGAGAGGTGCTGGCCGTTCTGCAGTGCAGCCAGAAGCTGTTCCCCAGCCCATCGACCCGATGAGCCCTGGAAGAGCATGTCATTGCCAGAAACGCTGGCATCCGTGAGTGCGTTCATCGATGTGTTCTCCTGGTACCTGTGAAGCGTAAGGCCTCAGCTACCCAAGGCCAAGAACGCGGATGCCCTACAGCACCTCGACACGGATGCGCGTGTTGCCCGACGCAGCCGCCGTGATGGCCTCCAACGACCGTCCGATGGCCGTGGCCGCGGTTCCGATCTTCAGCGTCCCGTTTCCAGCGCTCGCCAGAAAGGCACCCTCGGTCGCGACCACGCCCGAGAGAATGATGCCGAGGAACCGCTCACCAGCCTTGTAGACGCCCAGCTTGACGACGTCGTTGAGGACATACGCGTCATCGATGCTCTTGTTCGCCTCGTCACGCTCGTGGGCCACGGCGACAAGGCAGGGAAGGTCGGCAACCGTGTTCTTGAGCAGCGTGGAAACGCCCTGGAGGAGGTGACCAGGCAGGATGCCGGCCTCACCAGCAACGCCTTCCTCGGTGTAGATGGGATTGCCCATCAAGTAGATCGTGTTCTTGGACGTGGTGGCCATGGACGTTGGACTCCTGAGAAACGTAAGTTGAAAGGCTCAAACGACGCGTGCCGGCCTGGGAGACAGAGACGGACACGCGCCGTTTAAGCATGTGACGGGAGCAACCCCATCACGACCCGGTTGTTATCGCCTTCCCGCGGCACGCGCCACGATCAGCGCGTTCATGTCCGGCGGAGGCGGTGGCGCGTCTTCGGCCGCACGCACGACCGGCGCACGGCTGGCGAACGTCGTGACCGTCGCTGCCGGCTTCGTGGCCAACGTCGCGATCTTGGTCAGCGTCTCGGCAGGCAGCGCTTCGAGTTCCGCACGCGTGAACGTGGTCTGCGCCGCGGCCAACGCCTCGATGGACTCGGTGCGCGCAGCGGCCTGGGCCGCTGCCGTATCCTCGATGGCCTTGCGCCACGCCTCCGGAAGGTCGGCCAGCGTCAGTTCCTTGGCCACCGGCGCTGGCGGCTCCGCATTGGCCGCGGCTTCGAGGGCGGCAATGCGCTCGTCGGGCATCGTCTCCATGTGGGTCCGGTCCTGCTCGGTCCAGGTCGTCTTGCCGTTCGCGATGAGCGCGGTGATGCGCTCGGCATTCTTGTGCATGGTCTTGGGTACTCCTGCTGAGGCGCTCAAGGCACCTGGGTTGGACTGCGAATGGCACCCACACGGCGGTGCCGCGGGTACGTCTGCTGCTGCCGTCACCGGTTCATACCGCATCACCGGCGTGACTTCGGTTCGCTCATTGGCCAGTGCAACCGCACCATCCGTAAGCGAGTACTCACGCTTGAACAACGACAGTTTGCCGTCGGGCGAGACGGCGTAGATGACCACCTTCTCCTCGGGGAAGACGGCATCAATGCCCTCGAATGCGGGCTCGGAACTGCGCAGCGCGTTGTGCAGCGCCTGACGCAGGTCCATGTCGCTCGTGCCTTCGATATCTTCTGCTGCACGCAGTGACTCGAACCACTCTCGGATACGCTGGCGGAGGGTCTTGGGCTCCACCACTGGGATGTCTGGCATGGGTGTCTCACCCTCCTCTTGGAAACCTTCGGCAGTTACAAGATAGACACTGTTGGCGCGTGGTGTTCCTGCACCGCAACCCGAGGCAGTACTACACGCGCCGGTTGTCCCCGCGGGGAGCAAGGCCAGATGGTCAGGGACGATATCGCGCCAGACGGCCTGATAAGACTTCCCTTTATGGGAGCCTGAGGCCTTGACGGCAGTGATAAATGCCCCCACAGACACCTCGACAACACCGCCGCTCGTCAGTGTCGCGAGTAACGCCTGTGCTTGCTCCCCAACGACATCCGCACGGCTCGAATCCACCCACGCTTCCATACGAAGACGTGTGCCGTCCATGCGAGTGTTGAACACTTGTCCTAACTGCGACTGTTCGAGGGTCTCCGGACTGTTGGCCGTCACCTTCTGCCCATCGCGTTCCGGATGATTGAACATGACGGGCTCGCCATTCCACCCATTGGCAGACTTGGCGAGTTCCGAGGCGGGAACGAACTCCGGCGACTGGGCGTTGACCGCGTGGACGACGCCTTCCATCAGCGCGATGACCGGAACCACCACGTGTTCCCGCTCGCGGAACATCGCGGTGCGCAGTACGCCATCCATCGCGCCTCGAAGGGTCAGTGAGCGGTAGTCAGCCATGGTTTACTCAAGGAACGACGCGGAAGCTCGATGGAGGGACAAGCGCATTCGGGTCGATGGGTGGACCGACAAGAATATGTAAGGCGTTACTCACGTTTGACTTGTCACCTGAGAACCCCACCGCGCGCACGCCGATGAAATGAATGCCCATCGTCACTGACGTCGGTAACGGAAACTGATACCAGCCAATCGTCGTCGAGGTCGTGACCACAACATCGGGACACGCCGCGTCCGTGACCGCATCGACGCACATCTGATACTTCTGCGTCAGCGTGAACTGATCGACGCCATGAAAGAACTCCAGCATCTTCCCCGTACTGATGGGTATCTGCGCGTAACTCGGCGTGCTCACGAGGCATAACAGCATACAGAGGCGAATCATGCGGCCTGCTTCCGCATCTGCGCGGAGATCCCCTGAGCACAGCGACACGAGGGATGCGCCGGAGGCGACATGACTTGAGTCCCGTCCGGAAGGGTAAAGGGCTCGTTCAACCCGCGTAACTGGCCTTCCATCGGGACACAGATGGGACACGTGCGGTCATCGTATGTGACAATCCACTCGCGTAACTCAAGGCCGGTCAGGAGTCCTTCGCCCTTGGCCTGGCTCCATGCTTGACTCTGGCCCTCATTGCTCGCTCGCAGTGTCTCAGTGCGCGCAATGACCATCGCCCGATACTTTCGCGCTTTGACGGCGTACTTCGAGGCACCCTTGAGGTCAGTCGCAAGCAGAGATTGATACTTGGCCGTCTGCGGTCCGGTAAGTCCCACGACATCGTGGATCGCCCTGGCGATCACGCGTGGTGGTCGGTTCTCGGTGAACGCGGACGTGATGATCTTGCGTACCGCCTCACGCTGATCCTCGCTGATCGCGGTGATCAACGCCGCGGCATGCTTCTGCGTCCACGCAATCGCCTCGGCCGAGGTCTCATCAAACGCGAATGCAAGATGTGCGCGTGACTTCACCTTCTCGGCGGTGCGTAGCGTGAGGCCCATCGAGGCGGTGACCTTGCCCGCGTCGACAAGGCAGGTATACAACGTGTGGCGGGTATCGCGCAACGCAATCTCGGTCGGTCGCACGAGGTCCGCGGCCACGGCTTGGAGGACGAGACTGATGCGTTGGGTCGCAATCGCCTCTTCGAGTCGTGGCAGTGGCAGTGCCGGCGTAAACAGGCGCAGCATCACGCGGCGCATGGTTTCCTGCTGGCGGACCGCGGTCAGCTGGACCCTACGCCACGACTGGGGCTGCGCGAGCATCCTCATTGGGGCGGCACCACGTCCTCCTCCACTGGCTCGTCGTCCGGGTCCTGGATCAGCGGGTCCGCGGCGTCCAGCGCGGGGTCACGAATCAGGTCATCCTCCTGCAACGGGTCCCAATGCAACACCTTGTCGCGGATGTCTGCGCCGGTGATGACCGTCTCGCCCATCTGCGCGTTGACCTTCGAGAGACGTTCCGAGATCGCCGACGTCTCCGTCAACGTCAGGCCCATCTGCGGCCACGCCACCCAGTAGTCTTTCTTGGGGGCGCGGAGATAGCCCTTCGCAATCAGGAGGTTGACCAGCGGGTGGACGATCATCGGCCCAGCGTACTGGGTGCGCCGGTTCGAGACGCGGTCATGCCAATTCTCGCGGTCCTGCGTGGAGGCGAGTTCACCCCGCTCGCTGCCCAACAGGATGCGCTTGGGAATCTCCGAGGTGCCCGAGATGAGGTCCAAGAGGGTATCGGCCTGGGGTGAGAAGTCTGACGTGTCCGCGCCCAGCGTTGTGACCTTCACGCCGCGGGTCTTCATCGTGCGGCGCATGTTGTGCTCGAACTGATCGATCTGCTCGTCAAGCTCCTTGACCGAGGGCTCATCCAACTCCATATCTTTGTCGATGTCGATCTGCATGCCCTGGAACACGGTCTTCCAGAAGGCTTCGCTGCCGCCGCCAGTGACCTTCTTCAGGTCGTCAAGGTCGTCCCAACAGGCTTCGAGGCGCGGATCGCCTTCCAACATGTTGTCCAGCACGCCGTCCACGATGTGAATGATCCGGGTCCAATGGACCTTGCGTGAGGAGGACTTACTGGAGGAGGTCGTGAGGTTGATTAACTCATACTCGGTGGGGAAGGAGAACCGCTCGTCATTCTCGTTGGTTTCGTACGCGCTGATGCGTGCCGTCGCCTCGCCGTAGCACGAGAAGTACGTGATATCCCCAGGTTTTCCGTTGGGTAACTCCTCGGCGAGGGATTGGCCTGGGGCTCCGATGAGCACCACGCTGTATCTCCCGACACCGGCCAAGATGTCCGCGCGACGGAAGACATCCCACATATTGGTGCGGTTCATCAGCGCGGCAATGTCTTCCTCAAAGGGTGTCCACACCTTCGGTGTCGCGTCCTCGATGATCTCCGCGCCATGGGCCCACGTCGCGTTGGGAAACGCGTTCACAATCCGTCGCGCGATGCCTCCGCGGCGATACCGTTGGCGGTACGCCTCGAAGCCGATGGAGTCGAGATAGCCAAGCGCACTGTTGAAGTTGCGCTTGCCGCCGAACATCGTCATCCCCGCCTCGCGAACGCGAGACACGAACGCGTTCAGCACGCGGAGGGCTGGGAGGTCCGTACCCATTGCCTAGAGTCCCAACACTCCCATTCCGGCAAACCGAGTCAGTAACACGGCCAGTAACACGAGGGACCAGACCCACCATCCCAAGTCTCGTCCTGCGGAGCGCACGAGCCCGATCACAGATACGACCCACGCGGCAAGAATCAGGAGCAGGATTATCACAGCGCCTCCGGGTTTTCCCATAGTTTCTGGGGCGTTCTACTCTACTCCGAATCAGGGCTGTTGGGCTACCCATCCGTTGGCAAACACTTACCCATCGCGCTGGGTCCGCCTACGGCGCGTGGAGTTACTTGCCCCAACTCGCCTTCCCAGCGAGGACGCCGCCAGGGACGACCTCGGTGAGCAGCGCGTTGTAACTACACGAGGAGCCGTCCACCTGATCGTCCTTCGCGGCCACGGGAAACCCTGATAACTCATCGAGATAAGGCTTGTTCCACTCACCCCGAAGGAGCTTGACGTTGCCCGCGGCGCATTGGGCGCGGAAGGGTCGTGCGCGCGTGACCTTATCGCCGGTCACGAGGACACCCTCATAGTCGTATCCACGAAGCATCTTGGAATGCGCCTTCACCACCGCCTTGCCCGCGCTGCCGCCTTCCTTCTCTTCGCGAATCGACACCGCTCTTCCATCCATGCGCGCGGTGTTGAGCATCAGGAGGTCAACGCCATCCGGTCCGGCGTCTAACTGGTCGCGCACGACGTCTTCCACGTACACGATCCCATCCCGCGTCTCTGCGAGGAGGACGCCCACGGTGTAGTCGCCATCACCCTCGGTGCCCGCGGTATCCCATCCACGCACCCGACGACGGATCTTGGCGTCCGCGGGCAACGCGTCGACAATCTCAAACCAATGCTTCTTGAACAGGCCTCCACCCTCGGGAGCCGGACGCTGTTGGAGTTGCCCCGCGGTCCCGTAGGCAGCCAGGTCGGTCTCCAGGGCTCTGACGATCTTCTCGGTGAACAGCGTCGGCCACAGTAGCTCGTTCTCCTCGGTGCGCCTGTCCCGAGGGTCCGCACGCTTCGCCTCGAAGCGCATCGGGAGCATGATGTGCAGCCAGTCGCCTTTGGCGAGAAGGTGCCCAGACAGGTCCTCCTCGTGGAGCCGCTGCATCACCACGATAACCACCACGCCTCGGGTCTTGCCGCGCGTGGAGACGGTTCTGTCGAACCAGTCGTTCACCTCTTGGCGCTTGACATCGGACTTCGCGCCTTGGGCCGAGGACGGATCATCGATGATGATGCGATCCGGATGTTCGCCGGTACCGGCTCCGCCCACCGAGGACGCGATGCGCCAGCCCTTCGCCGTCGTGTCGAACCGCTCCTTGGCGTTCTGGTCACCCTTGAACCGCAGCGCGAACAGATCTTGGTAGTCCGGCGAGGCACAGATGTCTCGCACGCGCAGGTTATCGCGTATCGTCAGGTGGTCCGAGTAACTCGCGGTGAAGTACCGGAGTTGGGGCTTGCGCGCCCACTCCCATGCAGGCCAGAAGACGGAGATGAGCAACGACTTCATCGTCCCAGGAGGGACGTTGACCACCACACGCTCGAAGCCTTGTTGGCCCTTGGAGATGGCTTCGAGGACCGTACACAACTCATCGAGGTGCCAATTCCAGACAAGAGTCTTGTCCGGCTCCACCTTCGTCCAGAAGGCGTGCACAAACTCTTTGAGACTCCCCAACAGTTCGCGACGTCTCGCCTGTCGCTTCAGTCTCCCGAGGCGCGCACGAAGCTCCTCGATGGTCGGTGCCGGAGGCTCCGCGGGTGGAGCCGGAGGCGCTGGCGGCTGGTCAAAGACGTTCTCGCTCACGGCGGTGTCCGCGATTCAACGAGGCGCTGGATGGATTCGAGGCGCTGGTGAATGGCTTTCAACTCCACAGCCATGACTTCGCGTCGTTGAAAGTCTTGCTCGACCACCGTTACCCGATGTTCCAGCGCCTCGATGCGTGTTCGTTGTACCATGAATCCAGCGTAGGCGGTGCCCAAGATGCCGAGTAACGCCACAATCACCGTTGGGTTCCGCCACGCTTGGAGGGTCTCGGTCACTGCACCGTCCCAGCGTTGGGCGTCCGTTCGGCGATACGGTTGGCGAGGGCCAGTTCCAGTGCGCGTATCTCGCTCAACAGGTCGTGGTCGCTGAGGCCTTCCAGTTCATCGTCCTCCGAGACAAAGACCCGAATCTCATCGATGGGCTTGCCGAGATACAGGTCAAGGAGGCGGACTTCAACTGCCGGCGCCAACATACCGGCTCGTGCGCGAGTGAGCAACGACTCGCGATAGGCGGTGTCCTCGATGATTCCGGCGGCGAAGGTTTTCTGTGCGCTGCGCTTCGAGGTGGACATAGCTTACCCTCCGACCTCCTATTGTACGTTACTCGGAGTGACTCCCATTTGCCCCCACGTAACGTGGGCAGTTAAGTTTAGTTACTGGATTTGCCCCCACAGCCGCCGAGGCGTAACCGTCTTAACTAACTTAACCCATATCTAAGAGGTAAGAAAACCCGGTACACCTCGGCCTCAAGGCCTTTCCTACTCTAGGCAACTTGAGGTTAAGTGGTTAAGGCGGTTACGACCCACGCGCTCTAGCGAAAACACGTAACTTTCGACCGGTTAAGTCCCACCCCGCGGTTAACTTCTAGTGGACCAGACACCAGTTAACCTCATATCTCCAGCTTTCCCTCACCGTACGTTTCGCGCACTATGTCTTGCAACTTGGTATCCCGTTGTCCCTCACCTCTTGCCCAACCCTTCACGATCTTCCCGTCTCGGTTCCGCACGGACATCGGACGAAACCCGGTACGCTGCAGGATTTGTCTCACCCGTCGCATCGCTTGTTCGTTCCGTCGTTCGGTCGGAATCCCCAACGCCTCCCATATCTCGTCAGGCGCGATGCGTTGGAACTCCTCGTCAAACTTCGTACCCAGCGTGTACTCCCACGGGTCCTCGGACCGTCGCCGCTCTTGTTGCAGTGCTGCGTGGTCGTATAGCTCCGGTGAGAGACGGATACTTTCTCCCGAAGCCTCGCGCTGCGCAGCCTCAGCCCACAGCTGGTCGCGGTCCAACCGGATACCCTCGGCATCAAAGTCGCCGATACGGACCGGCCAGAATCGCCGGTTGCCCGTCACGTCGTGGAGATACGAATGGTCATTCGTTGTCCCTATGACGATGAACTGTCTTGGCGCGTTCTTCGGTTCGCGGGCATACGCCATTCGGACCGGTCCATCCACTTGGCGCGACAAGAAGCCTTTCAGGTGTTCGACCTTGTTGCCTCGCATACCCGAGAGTTCCGAGGCTTCCACAATCCACTTCCCGAGTGTTCGTTCAATGACCTCCTTGGACTCGACATCGAGTGGTAGGTCATCACTGAACCAACTCTCCTCGGGACACAGGACGCGCAGCGCCGTGCTCTTGTTCTTCCCTTGGTCGCTTTCGAGGACCAGGAGTTCGTCAAACTTGCAGCCTGGGTGTCTGACGCGCCGCACTGCGGCGAGTAAGACAAGACGGGACACCGCCCTTACATACTCAGTATCAGCGGCTGCCGCATACGTCATCAGCCACTGATCGAGTCTCGGGTGCCCGTCCCACGTCAGCGCATCGAGGTACTCGCGAACCGGATGGCGAAGATGGTCATGCGCAACCATATCCAAGAGGTCAAAGAACAACTCCTTGGACGGTCGGAATCCGAACTGTCGATCAATCTCAAACCAGAGGCGAACGACGTCCGTATCGGTCACGGCTTTATTGGGTCCGGACCCGACACGCATCATCTTTACCTCGGCAAACTCGTTGAAGGTCAACTCCACCGAGAGCTTATCCAAGGCGCGCACGATGTTCTCTTGCGCATTCGCGATGATGACGCCTTGTTTGTTCTGGAGGAAGTCCGATTGGCCGAACCACTCGCGGACCCTCGCCAGGACCTTCTTCCCATCCTCCTCGCCAATGGCCTTCAGGAGTTGGCCTGCCCCGGCCACCTTCTCGCCTTTGCGGAACCGCGCAATGGTCGACCGAGCCGCCAACGTCATATCGGCGACGTTGTTGCCCGTTTGTTCGGTGATGGCCTCGGTGCAGGCAATGACCTCGTCATCGGTAAAGCCTACAGTGAGCAGGAAGCCGGCAAGTGCCAGTCGGACGTCGTGGATCAATCCACGATGTCCAAGGTGAAACAGGAACATACAGCCGGTCGCGTACACGGCCGCGGAACGGCGGAGCACGGCCGCGGTGACGTGGCCAATCTCCGTCGACGCCTTCAGCGTGATGGTCTCCTCGGAGGGATGTACCGACGACGGCACCATCGTCTGCATCCCCACCGAGCCATCGGCCTTTGTCCCTCGAATCTCCACAAAGGGCTTCCCGTCGATGTTGTCGAACGAGAAGGAGGGCAGCGGCTCGTCGACCGTGAAGAAGGCGTGGGAGAGCGGACGAGAGGCACGCCCAAAGCCGAAGCCGGTGGAGGGCAACAGCCGCTTCGCCATCGGGACGCCTTCGGCCCAATCGAAGTCGATGTCCACGAGGAACCGTCCGGGCTGCACCTCGGTGCCGAGCATGACCCCGACGTTCTGGCCGTCTTGGTAGGCGTCCGGGGTGTAGGGCTTCG